CTACACAATTTTTAGGGCTTTTTCTATCTTTTCTACCTCTTTTACCTTTTCCTCCTCAGTCACATGAACATAAAGATTCATAGTAATTCCCACATTGGAATGTCCGAGAATCACCTGCAAGGTTTTAGGTCGCATATTTGCTTCAATACACCGTGTAGCCATAGTATGTCGAAGTACATGCATCGAAAATCTGTCTATACCAGCCTTATCACACAATTTGAACAATGTTGAGTCGTACGCTGAGTTCTTTGTAGGCTCGCCCTTACGATTCAAAAACACAAACTCTGAAAATTCCATATTAATAACTTTCATTTTTGTCATCTTTTCCTTCTGTGCTTTCAATAATCGAATCGCTTCTTCCGTCAAAGGAACATCCCTGTATCCCGATTTACTTTTAGGTTTGCCTATTCTCCATTCACCAACAGAATGCCGATATTCCATTGATCGTTTAATATGTGCGACCTTCTTTTCAAAATCAATATCAGACCATTTAAGGCCAATCATTTCGCCTGTTCTTAATCCAGTCTGTAATACAAACGCAAACTGATTGTAATTGCTGCTGTCTTTCGCCACTTCCAGAAATTTTTTCTGTTCATGCACTGTCAATGCCCTTATTTTCTTAGGATCTTTACCAATATTGTATTTAACTGCTTTTGTAACCGGATTTTTTGAGATCACATCATTCTCAACCGCATCCGCAAACATACAATACAAAGTAATCCTTGCCTGATATATTGTCGATGTCCTATATCTGGTTTTCATCTGATTTAGAACATTCTGGCAATGCATTGGTTTTACATCAGATAACATCATATTCCCTATGCAATCTTTGATATTGTGTTCAAACCTTTCCCTATAATTTCTTATCGTATTTGGCCTGATAGTATCGCCTTTTATATTATTAAGCCAATACTCAAACCAGGCTGTGACTGTCATATCACCACCGGCATTGATTTCACCATGTTCATCTTGAAACCTTGCATCAGCATACCAATTACGACATTCTTGCAACTTGGGAAAATATCTTTGAACAGACCTTCCTGTGCGCTTGCTAATAAATCTAGCTGTATACAGCCCGTCTTTTCGCTGACATATTCCTACGCCAAGCTCTCTTCCTCTTAGATCTTTGCCCATAAAATCAACTCCTTCCAAAAGAAAAGAGCCTTGATACATTTTAATATATTATCATATCAAGGCTTAAAAGTCCATATTTTCAAATTTCAACAGATTTCGCTATATATTGTTCAAACTCTTTTCTTTTAATAAGCTTCTTTCTCCCTATATACAATACAAACGAACAGTTTGGAGCCTTTGCCATCTCATCTATTTTGTTAATTCCTATATTGCTATATGCGGCGGCCTCCTCTATCGTTAAATTCATCTTTTCCCATATCGGCACATCTAATCTTCCTCTTGCCATTTCCGTCATCCCCTTTCCTTTGTTATCGCTTTGCTTCTGCGCCGCACCTCACCGATCAAGTCAAGGCACAATTCCCTAAAAAACGGTTGTAATTGATGCGTCCTGTATTTGTTATTCAAATTCCTCACATCATCACACAGACAATTCCAAAAATGAACTGCCTCTTTGGATTCGTTGTGAATATCCGGAGGAAATCCATATTTTTGCAGTAAAATATACCATTCTCCAAAAAATTCCTTTTCTCCTTCTATTTTCTTTGCCATTCGCATTCCCTCATTTCTCAAATGGATTTTCCATATCATCCGGTATATTGAAAAATCCATCAAAACTCTGTTGCTCCGGTTCGACCTTCCAACCAGTCTCGTAGAAAAAATCTTTCTTGGATCTGTCTATGATTCGCCGTGATCTTTGATCATACCAGAGATCAATGCCATCTTTCTTTGTCAAATTTCCAAACCAGCGGTTTTTGCTCAGAGACAAATAATTGTGATCTGGAGTGTCTTCATCCCGTTTGAATGTCATCACTATATCCGCAGCATTGGTTATGTCAGCCGAACCGCTCACCGCATCGTTTTCATCGCTTGTAAAGCTGTTTTTTCGTGGATGTGCGACTAAAATCACAACAACATCCAACCGCTTCGCTAACCGACTCAACTTTTTTACGAACTTGCTTTGACAACGATATTCATCTGCAGCCATATCCACATCTAACGCCGTCATAAGGTTGTCCACAATGACCAGATCAATACCATACTGCATCACAGAATGTTCTATTGTCGTTACCAGATCCACAAGTTCATCGTCTTCAACGGCATTATTGTCATATAAGTAAAATTTACCCCGATACCAGTTTTCAATTTGGTCCTGGTTGCTATTCGTGATAAATCGCTTTACGGAACCATCAGACAATGCATTCTCTACGATGTTCTGCGGACCTGCGATCTGAAAATCAATCCAGCTTTTATATTGCCAGTCCGGCAGCTCTCCGGAATAGGCAAATATGCTCTTACCCTGCTGCAGTGCAGATACGCAAAACTCATTTGCTACTGTGGATTTTCCTTGTCCACGCTTTCCGGTGAGAATTATAAGCTGACCACCGTAAAAATACCCGCCAAGGAATGAATCGAGTTGTCGAAATCCTGTCTTGAACTTTGGTATATCCTTTAAGTCGCGCCGCTTAACATCTGCAAGCTCGACCACCTGTTTCACCGGCTGTTCAATAGCATTTTCAACTGCAGTCTTTACAGCATCCTTTCCATACTTTTGCAAGATTTCATTTGCATCTTTGCATCCCCTATAATCTTCCTCTTGCACATAGCGAATCTTGTTCGGGAATCGCTTACGGATGTCTTCAAGCAATGTCATATGATCACGCTCATAATCGCCAAAAACTACAATTTCCTCAAATTCGCACACCCAATTCCAACAATAAGGGATCCAACGGAAGTTATTCATTCCGCCCGGTACACTTACTGCACATCCAATTCCTGCCTCTGCCACCGAAAGGCTGTCCATCTGTCCCTCGCAGATCACTAACCGCTTGCGATCCTTCCCGCATTGTTTCATGCCGAATAAAATCGGTTTGCAATCTTTTTCCATCCATTCCTTTGCAGCTGCCTTCTGCTGTCCATCCCTATCTATATAGGTTTTTCCCTTGAAAAAGGTCGTGTCTCGATATTTGACATATTGTAGCTTTCCATTTTCATCAAAAAACGGAAATACCAAAACATCATCCCGCTTTGCATGCACTGTAATCTCATATTGTCTTGCTACTGCCTCCGAAATCCCTCTGCCCTCCAAATACTCAACAGATTCAGGTAGTGGCTCTATAGGCTTGCTAGGCGTCTTCAAACGCCTGTACTGTTTTCTAGGCTGATAGTATTCATCAACCTCTATTCCCAATGAAAAATCAAAGTCCCTTGCCAAGGTGATCATATTTCCGGAAATACTGCAGCTTGATCTGAGACACTTAAACTGTCCAGTTTGTAAATTGATAGAAAAGGTTCCCTTGTCCTTGCCACCTTTGCCGCCTCTACAGTATGGACAGTGAAAAAATTGAAGTTCACGCCCTCTTGCCTTAGCCTGAATATGTACATGTCGAGCGAAAGAATAGGCATCCTCTTCCTTAAATTCATACAGTTTCCCCATTTTTCGGTTCATCCTCTCCGTTCCACATATCTATTCCCGGTTCTTCTTCCGGTTGTTGTTGCGGTCCTTTTGGCTTTTCCTCTTTCACTTCATAATCCGAATAAATGCATTTCTGCAGCCACGAATCCGGGCAGTTCAAATATTTAGGATCCTGTCCATCCTTTGCTCTAGCATATGCCTTGGCCGATGCAATCAACATTTCCTCTTTAATTCCCTGCACTATCAATTTGGCATATTCCTGCTCTGCCATTGCCTTATGCTCTTTCCTTGGGTAGGCCTTCCAAAATTCATCAAATTTCTCCACAATCTTAACCTGTGACATGTCATCCACCGATTCTACCGACTTCCCATTTTCGGAACTTAACGTATATACATTGTCGCAAACCTTTAATTTCTTGTATTCGCTCTGATACACAGTAGGCTTATACCTGTCTTTTCGAATGCTATTACATATTTTCCAATGCGATACAACCACCAGACCATTTGCCATCTGCAGTAAATACCCCCGGTCAAATAAAATCCGATAATCCTCTTTTGAAGCTTCAACGACCTTCCGGATCCTGTTTGCATTATTCACAAAGCCATCATCATCTGCCTCCATGCAGATATGCATATATAATCCCTGTGCAGATAATGGAAGTTCTAAAAAATCATCACTCTCCACTACTTCTCTGGAAAACATTCTTTTTTCTGCCATTGTCATCCCTCACTTTTCTGCCGTAGCCATTTCTTGACTTCTGCATTGCAATTATCACAAGTTTTATTTGCTCTACAATCGCATTTACCAAATCCTGCAAGGCAATATAGGTTTAGTCCTGCAATAAAATCTGCCAATTCTTCATCCGACATCTGCCGGATTCTTTCAGCATTAGTCATTCTTCGTACCTGCCTTTACTATCTCGATTGCATCATTTAGGGTTTCTATTTTGTAGCTATATTGCAGACAATCTCTGTCTTGTAACTTTTGTAATCTTTGATACAGAGATAGTCTTTCTTTCAACTGTTTCACAATCCAATCCACATCATATGCTACTGGTGCATTTTTAATATTGTTAGCATCTTTATACCCTTGATTGTACCCCTCTATATTTCCAATCTTTCTATGCTCGTTTTTTAATTCTCTAAGCATTTTCAGCTCTTCTAGCCACTCAGCTAGTTGCTTATTATAGTCGCTTGCATACGTTCCTTTTAGGTCATGTATTGCCATATCAATCGTCATTTCCTGCTCCTTTCTCTGCTAAATAGCACATAATCCCACAATCTGGGAAAATCTCTGTATTCATGTCTCCTCTGTTCGGATCTAATTCATCTAAAAAAATCGGCTTACTATTGCTATCTTTCAAGATGGAATATCCTACGTCTCTTTCCAACTTCGCCCGGCTTTCAAATATTTCCGGGAAATCCTTGCGTATATTGTTCCAATAACCCATGCCCCCCTTGATACATCCGATACAGTTATTGTTCGGATAACCAAGTTCGTACATTTTTGGCCGGGCAAAATCAAAAGTCCGTTCAAACAGTCCATGAACCTCTTCTTTTGATAATTGCCTGTCGAGAAGCGGAAACTCATGGTTTGCCTGCGGATTCGCTTCAATCGTCCTCTCTGCCCGGTTCTTCTCTTTTAGATCAAAGCCCCAGATATAGGTCAATTCGTAATCCTTGTGCTGCTCTTCCCATTCTTTCCGCACTCTCTTTTTCAGCCAGTTCGTGCATGGTGCGAAGCCGTTTCCGGGATTTCTAAATCCCCCGAATACTCTGACGCACCCTTCTACACTGCTGTACTCTTTTGATCGTAGTATCTCGATCTCTTTTCCGATTGCTTTCTCACAATCTTTGATAAATCGAATACTATCCGGGTGCTGGTCAGCTATGTCAATATAGATCCATTTGTCTACATTTCCGGCAAGATAACCTGCCATAAAGCTTGATATTCCTGCACTGATCCAGCATACTGTTAGTTTTTGTTTCATAACACCACGAAACAAATTCCGTTCGTGGATAGGGCATTACGCTTCCCTTGCTACTTCAACATGGCTTTCACAAGATTGTTCCCACTCATGCCTCTTTCACGCAACTGTCAGTCCTTTTGTTCTTGCCACTTTTCACGCTTTGGCAGTCAACCCGGTTTACCGGGATTCGTTATTACTCCTTTCCAAACGTTTCTATTTCTTGTTGCTCTGCATATACTGCTTCTTCCTCCAAAAGATGTATGAACTCTTTTACTACTTGAACCGATTCACAATCTTTCTTGTCCGAATGCTTTAATACAAAATCATCAATACGATCTTGCAGCTTCTTGATCACTTTCTTTTCGTCTATCATGTTTATCCCTCCAGATATTCCGCAAGTTCTATCTGTATTTATTAAATAATAAACCCTGTTTTTTCCCTCGTCTGTCGCACATACCATGCCACATCATGCCCATCCGGATCCAGTTGCAATTTCAAGTATTCATTTGCACAGTACTCCAGCATGACATCCAACCTTCCTGTTTTCTTCTGATTAAACGCCATGCCATATTCCCCGTTTAGGACAGTAAACATTAGTGCCAGCGATGAAATGAAAAAATCATCTCTTTGATTGCAATAGATATGCTCCACCACATCCGCGGGGTGTTCCATCAGAAGCAGATCATTAAATTTTTCAACAATTCTATCTGCATATACTTTTAGAACAAATTGCAATCCAGAATCATCAAATCTTGCGGCTTCCTTATTGCACTTTTCCAAAAAGTTGTATATTCGCCGCCTGCGGAATCCGTGCAAATCATACAACAAATTAGCTGCTACGCAGAAAGCAATGGTTCTACCGTCCAATTTGCCCTGCTCCGCAGCTCTTAGCATTACGCCAGTGGACGACTTATTCTTCCCGATTTTTGCTCGCTGCTTTCTTTCACGGCGCATTGCCGCTCTTCGGCTACTCACTTTCCAGCGCCCCTTTCACGACCTTTACAATCTGTTCCGCCTTGACAATTCCTATCCCCTTAATGGTAAGAAGTCTCTCGTTTAACATGTTAAAATCCATCTGTCTCGTATTGGATTTTTCCGTTACCGTTGCCTGTACTGCTCCATCCTTGAAACCACTCTCATACAGTGATCGCGCGAACCGCTCCATCTGATTATGATCATATCTTTTAATATCTTTATATTTTGCCCTGTTTATCAACTGCTGCTTTGCCATAAAGTCCCTCCAATCAATCACAACATAACATCTTTTCCACACGTCTTTTCACTCTGGAAACATTTGCCTGAGTCACTCCCATTATTTCAGCGATTTCCCGTTGCTTAAGACCCATTTCAAAAAATTTCAGTACCTTGCTGTCTGTCTTCCCTAATTCTGCCACGACTTCCAAATACATAATTCTGCTTAACGCCTCGTTTTCCACAGATTCAAAAGACTTAAGCTGATCAAGAAGAATGCTCTCTTCCCCATCTTCATTTTGAACAACCGACGGGGCATCATAACTGATCAAATATTCATTCATCCAACGCTTGGGCATCATTCTTGCCCTGTGATCCAATAGAATTTCGTTTCTGATGCATCTGCAGGCATAATTTGAGAAAGATCCGTTATCTGATTGATAACTTATAGCAGCCTTGCAAAGTGCAATCGCAGCCAGATCATAATATTCTTCTACTGATTCATTCATTTTGTGGATCATAAAATAAATCAGGTTATGGTTATTTTCAACCAACAGCTTTTGTTCTTCTGTCATCATCACAACCACCCTCCAACAATTCAACTACCTTTGCTCCTGCCTCATTTGGATGGCAAAAAAGAAAATGCACGCCATATTCTTGTTCCATTGTAAGCATCGCCTTTGCGAGTGTCTCTCCCTTTGTCGGAGGTCTCTTTGGCAATTTAATGTGCTGCCATTTTCCAAGACCATGCATATATTTAATTTTATTGTATCTGTACAATCTCGGATTCTGCCAACGGTATAAATCTCCAATACAAGCTACTCCATCTTCGTTTTCTACTAATATATATAGCTGCACATCGTTATTTTGAGCCAAAATACATTCATCACGAAATCGATCATGCGACTTGCCGCATATGTTATTAACAATCTCACCTATGTTCTCTTTCGTATCCACAGCCGTAGAATATGTACCCAAGAAGTCCATTTTTTTGGGCTTAATATTGCGTTGTTCTTTGCGCTCCAACACATTTATAGCCTTGTCATTTGCTATAACATAATCTCCCACCGGCAGCGGTACACGCACCACATCAATACCGTTCTCATAAAACCATTGATTTTTAACTGTGTGTTTTTCCTCTTTCTGCCCCATATCTTCCAATATGATCATTGCTTCTCCTTTCATCATACCGGAGCAGGCAGAAGCCTGCCCCTTTTTCTGTGAACAATGTAAGCCTACGAAATGATTGTGAAACCATCGACACCCTTTAACTGCTCCTCAAGATATTCTTGGATGGATTCCATTGCATGCAATTTCCATGCTCCACCATCTGCTTCGAATAACGCACACTGTACTCCATCATATTTGTCTTCCTTCATGCGAAAAACGAACTGGCTTTCAGGCTGTTCTACCTCTGTAAAAGTTCGATATGGCTTTAAAGTAACCGGACTTGGAATTATTGCGTCACTCTTGGATGCAAGTCCTGTCTTAACTGTAGCTTTCTGCGATACTCCGTCATCTCCATAGTCAGCAATCGTTCCACCCTCTACTGTTCCAGCAAACTTCAAAAGCAAATCAGAATCATTATTCGGAATAAACTTTGCCTGCACACCAATGATAAAATCTTCATGGTCAACAAATTTGTTAAACGGAAACTCTGGAAGTTCCGCATGAACCTCTACCATACACTCGCGAATCCGATCAGAATCCAAATTTGAAAACAAATTAACCTGCGTAGGACTCACTACATGGACTATCATCTGATCACTCATAGTATCAGCTTTTGACTTGATATAATCGACTAAACTTCTAAGAGTGGTCATCTTAATCGCCTTAGCCTTTGGGGCGTAGTCCATGCGAATCAACGGCTTGTCCGCATACTTTTTCCCATCAATATCTGTTATGTTGGTTTCGCTTAAACCAACGACATACTGTAATGCTTCTTTAATCATTTTTACCTACCTTCTTTCTTTATGCCTGCTTTGCTCCTCTAAGATCAATTACACCGTCTTCTTTGATTTCTCCTGTTTCCGTATCAACCATGTTTCCATCAACTTCTACCATGTTTTGATCTACATCCGCAAAAGACATCTGCCCTCTGATTCCTGGTCCATATTCCTGTGCATAAACCTCACCAGTTGCCAAATCTTTCTGCGTACAAAATTTGGTGCTCACCGGCTTAACCGCTGCAAGTTTTGTATCCACCGAAATATCACAGGTGCAGTCAGTACGATCCTCATTCTGTGCAAATGTTATCCCAACGGTGATTTTTCTTTTGTTTTTCCACGGCGTGTTTGGATCCTGCATATTTTGCATAACCTTTTCAAACGCCTGATTTACTTTCTCCTGTAAAGCACCGCCAGCTAACTCTTGTAAACTGATTTCCATATTCTCTTTCCTTTCTTGTCATATGCTGTGTCAACTGTTACTATCTCAAAGCGATCTGATTCGATTCCTAGTTTTATGACATTACGGTCATTAACTGGTTGCAAATGGCAACTCCTCTTCAATGGCATCTGGAATGTTCATAAATCCATCGCTATCGTTCTGTGCCACATTTGGTCTTGTTGGCGCAGACGCATTTTGATTACCATTCTGCGCAGACGCTGCCTTACTCTCCGCAAACTCCTGCGATTCCACCCACACCTCTGTAGTGAAAATCTTCTGGCCATCCTTATTCGTATAGCTTCCGGTCTGAATACGACCTTCCACTACAATCTTGGTTCCCTGATGCAGATACCTCTCCGCAAACTCTCCACCTTTACCCATTGCAACGCAACGGATAAAATCTGCAGTCTGCTCATCTCCCTGACGCTTAAACCTGCGATCTACTGCCAATGTGTAGTTAGCAATGCATGTGTTATTCTCATTGTTGGCATATCTAATCTCTGGATCACGGGTCAGACGCCCCATTAAAATTACTTTGTTCATTTATGCTCCTTTCCTAAAACGGATCCTTATTCAACTCGACTTCCATTCCCTCATCAGCCACATAAACATCTGCCATTCCTACAACTTCCTTTGCTCTGGCGGCAAACATCTCTGCATCGGAATTATCATCGCTCAGATGCAACAGTACTACATTCCGAAGATCCATGCTTTTGTTTACCTTTAGAAACTCCAATGTTGTTTCTAGCTCCATGTGCCCCCGGCATACATGCTCATAGTTCGGATCATCTTCTTGTATGATCTTTTTGGAATAATTTGCTTCCACCAATATCTGATGGATATCGTAGAAGCGCCACTTGATCAACTCCGTATCTGTGATATATAGCAATCGTCCCATCTCCGGATGTGAAATCAGAAATCCATAGCAAGGACACTCCGATCCATCGGTGTTTGTGTGCATAAATCTTCTATTCTTATCCGTCAATTCAAAATATTGTATCGCCCATCCTGCACCATCAACGCTTATCTTTTTTGAGCTCTCATATGGCTTAAGCACCGGGATTCCCATCTGCTCCAGATCCTTAGCAGATTTCGCATGATCCGTATGATGATGAGTGCACACAGCACCCACCACACACGAAATATTCCAGTTTAAGGCTTTCTTAATTTCTTTGATCGGTATCCCCGGATCTATGATCAGCGTTTCTCCATTGCTAGCAATAAGCAGATAACAGTTTCCGCTGCTACCGCTACCCAAACACTTCAGTTTCATATGAGCATCCTAACCTTTCATAAAATCCGGAACTTCTTCCTCTACAGTGTCAGTTACAGCAGTGTCTTCTTCCTGCTTCGGAACAACCTCCTCAAAATCCTCTGTATTGGCATTTGCCTTTATCTCATCTTCCACACTCTGCCGCATCTCTTCCATTGGATATTCCTTGAAGTCTCCGTCAATGACCTCTTCCTGTGTGTAGAAGCCAAGCGTAAGTTCTGGACAATTCATACGGGCAAAGAATGAAGCAGCTCTGTATCGAAGCATGATCTGCGGCATAGTTTTCCATTTACTCATGCTCTTTGTAGTCCATTCTTCTGCCTTTGCCATTTCCATATCAATGACCGGACCAGTTACTTTCCTTCCATCTTTCATCGTCCAACACTGACAGGAATACGGCTTTCCGTTTTTGTCATTCTTTTCGTCATATTGCAATTCCATGTCATACTTGCCACTTCCATTTACAGATGCAATCAGGAACTGCGCCGACCAGCTCGGTCTGCCCTGGATCACATACAAGTTCTGCATAACCATCAATGGACTGGTCTGTAATCTATTGGCAATGTCAATGGCAACCAATGCATTTGCTTCATTTCCCTGATAATCCTTTGGTACGATCGTACTGCAGGAAAGAGCTTTCGCCATCTGCCCAGCCATTAGCCAGTTATCGGAACTTCCCCAAATCCCTTTGCTAAGTTCTGTGTCATGCTTTACTGCTACCTTTGCTTCTTTCTTTTCCACAATCTCTGCCGCCATCAGTCTTCAACCACCTTTCTCAAAATTTCGAACAGAACATCAAGTCCACGATGTTCTACATCCTTTTTACTGCCCTGCTCCTCTTCCTTAGTGTCTTTCATACCATCAGGACGTTCTATCATCGCTTCTGCAAAGCACACTTTAAGTATGGACTCCATTGTTTTGTCCCCCTGTGCAAAAGACTTAATGGAGCATTGCACTAACTTCTGCAATGATTGAATAAAATTATTAGAACTAATTCCTCGTTTTGTAGGCTGACTTACCATCGCAATTTTACATCCATCTTCTCCCAATACTGCCATATTAAGCATTTCTCCTGTTAAAATCTTCTTTTCCTCTCCATCCGCTTCAATAGTTACTTTAATCATTCCGCATGTCCTCTCTTTCCACTTTTAATTCTTTGTCATCAGTCACCTGCAGCAATACAAGCTGCCCCTCCATCTCTGGAATGTTATAATCATTCACGGCCTCGGCATTATCCACAAAAATTGGTGCGGTCACATCATGCATAACAGACAATGCATGGATAATATCCAATCCAGCTACAATACGATGCCCGGTATTAAGCGCAGAATAAGGGACGCCATTGACCATACACTCGCAACACTCTACCACAGCACCATTGACCTGCTTGTCAAACAACTTCCAATTCACAATGCCAAATTTCTCATTGACCATTTTTGACAGGATCATCATTTTGGCTTTCATGAACTTTTCCAGCAGATAGAGCATTTTTTCTTCATCTGCCACACTTTGAGCAATCTCACGCATTTCTGCCTCTAACTCTTCGATGCGTTCCTCTTTGGCAGAATTATCTGCTGATGCGATCTGCTTTTCCACGATAGCAAGTTCATCCATCAAACCATTCTTTTTGATTTTCAGCTGCTGTCTAATCTCTGCACCGCTGTTCATCTTGGATAAATACTCTTCCTTTAGTGTTATCTGTTCCTGCAGTTTCTGATACTCTGCATTTGCTGAGCAATCAACCTTGTCTGGTAAAGATTTAAGCAGTTTTATCACTCGGTCTCGTTCTGTTTCTGCACTTTGCAAATTTACTTTGATCTTTTCCTGATTGGTGCGCAGATCCACAATTTTTTCCTGCGTTCGGGAAATTAAATCTTTATAACGATTGCCGTCTGCTACAATGCGTTCCAATGCATCGGTGTGTTCCTTTTCCCAATTTGCTTTCAATGCAACCTTTTTCTCTTCAAATTCTGCCTTGATCTGTGCAATTTTATCTGCCGGGTAGCTTTGCCCACACAATGGACAAACCGTTTCTTTTTCGTCAAATGCCAATGTGTCAGAGTATACCTTTTCCTTTTCCGCAATCCACTTTTCGTGCATTTCCGCACGCTTTTTCTCATAAGCCGAAATCGTTCCATCGGCATCTCTGATGTTCTGATCACATATTTCCATTCTGCGTTTGCAAGAAGTGATATCATTTTCATATTGCGCTAATTCATCGCTGAATGAATTCCTTTTTGCAACATTCCTCTCATTTGCCTTGCGCTCCACATCCGAAAGAGAAAATTTGAGATCCATCAGATCATCAGTCGCTTTCTGGTGTGCCTCGTATTGTGCTGTCATATCCGCCTCGGATTCTTCTACAGTAGCAATCCGCTCTTTCAAACTGTTACGCTGCAACTCCAATTCTGCCACATCAATATCTGTCATGGACTTTCTGACCTCATCAACTCTTGCCGGAATCTCAGTCTGCTTTTTCTTGTACTCTGATAATGCCTTTTTAGCTTTAGCCTGCAGATCTTCCGGAGTGTGTAGCGACAATGCCAGATTTAACTCCGACAACACATCTGGGTTGGATGCGATCACTGTATCGTTATCTACACCCGGTATCATCTTCATTAGTTCTTCACGCTGCTCTTTCCATTTCTTGCTTACAAAAGCCTGTGGATTCGTCAGCAGTTGAAAAAGATCTTCATTGATAATGTCTGACACAAATGTTTTGAAATCCTTTTCTTTCTTTGGAACGCCATCAATTTCATAAAGATTGTCATTGCCCTGCAATGTTGCTTCTAAAGTCCCCCTTTTTTTCACCCAATTCTGTTTCTGTGTCTTGGATAATTCGAACTCTCTACCATCAACATCTAGCGTTACGACAACTTTAATATCCACATGATCAATCGGATTTCCAAAGGCATCCAATGGGCGCACCTGAAACTTAGCGTCTCCTAAGCTGTTCTTATTGAACAGACACCACATAAACGCATCCGCCACCGTACTTTTTCCAACCGCATTCTGCCCGCTGATCTTAGTTATATGGCCGAAGTCAATCGTCTGATCCTTCGTTTTCTTGAAGTTCTCCATATGTAACTTCTTCAATAAAATCTTCACTTTGCAATCTCTCCTTTTCCGTGCTACAATGCACTTGTATGTGATGGACTTTTATAGTCCTTTGTTTTTGGCTCATCGGTACTGCAATACCTATGGGCCTATTTTTTGTCTTCTGGATCATCAATCTGCAAAATTGCTTTGACAATGCCGATAGTTCCGTAGTCTCCAGATTCCTTAGAGACTGCATGTCTTATTTGAGACAACATCGCCTCTTTTGCGATTAAATCCGTGTACTCCGACAATGGAATTGTGATTTCCTTTTTGGTAATATCAAAAATCCCCTTATCGCTTGTCACATTTAACATGGCTAATCCTCTCTTTCCTTGATTTCTGAAACTTGTCCTGCTCTCAGAGTAATCTCAAATCCAATAGCATGTAACTCCAACGCCTCTTCTAATGTCATTTCATCCATTAACATATAACCGCCCTCCTTTCCTGTTTGATTAAAAATTTATTGATAAAATACTGCTGCCCCTTACCGGTCACTTTTGTAGTCCGATTGATGCAAACAGATCCATCCGGGCTGTTGACGGTGCTTTCCTTGATATCAAAAAGCCCCATTTCCATCGACTTCTGCGTTGGCATGTTCCAGTCAGAACCCTTTCGCTTGATCAAATATCCATTTTCACGCAACCACTCGAACAATCTCTTCTGACCAATATCAATACCATTCTGCTTCAATAGTTTTGCCATATCTCCGACAAGGATTGATGTATGACTTGCCGATACCGCATCGGCAAAAATTTCTTTTGGCTTCATGCGTTCAATCTGCTTATCCTTTTCAGCGATTTTGTTCTGTGCCACCATAAGAGCTTTCGCCATCAGTTCATCATCAGACATATTCTCCTGTCCTGCTATGTAACCGCCGTTTTTACGAATAGATGGAAGAACTTCGGATGTTACCCATTTACGAAACTTTTTTGCATTTGGCTTATCGCTTCGCAAGATAACCGCATATAAACCACTTTCTGTAATGAAATTCGTTTCTCCTTGACGCCCTAGATTTAATCTAGTACGTTCATCCTCATCAAGCCTTTTTGCCACATCAGTCGCATTTTTGATTTCCAACGCCTTGCAAATATCTGTAAGACAAAACATGGGCTCTTCATTTACCATTACCGTTCGGATTGCTCCAAACTCCGAATTTTCAAAAATCTTTACTTCATTCACTGAATCAAATCACTTCTTTCTGTGTTATAATCTCCATATCAAAAATGATAGGGGGTGCTATTGTGAGTATTTATCCAGATATTGGTTGTCCAACTGCTGGACAGACTGTTGAACCTGGTAAATATGCTTGTATGAATTGTCCGCACAAAGAGAATGAAGATGATAAGGCAATCGTCACTTTAGACAAACGAGGAAAACTTCCTGTATGTCCTGTATGCGGAAATCCATATTGGGCTAAATTTTAGTAGTTTTCTTTAACCATTGCTTTTCCATTTCGAGTGTCTGCTCCGTAATCTGCAAGTTTTCATCAAGCAGATGCTCGATTTGGTAATTCCTTTTGTCAATAATCCCGTCTTTACTTGTTCTCTCAATGTGTAAAACCATTTTTCCATCATGGGTTAAAGGAATAACCAATATACTCTGAACCCAATGGACTTCATGTTTTACAAAATGCTTTTTGAAAAAGTTTGTTATCCAATTCAAAAATCTCTTCATTTTTCTCCCTTCTCTGCAATCAATTCATCAACTGTCACGTTGAAGTAATCTGCAACTTTCTTGATTGTTTCAACTGTAGGACTTGAATTTTTCCATCCTTTTATAGTTGCATTTCCGAGACCGCATTCATTTTCTAACTTTGATATACTAATCTTGTTTTTTTCACACAGCCTTTTAACATTATCAAAAATCAACCTGATTATCTCCTTTCTGCATATAGCAATTTTAGGTAATTTAGAGTATTCCTATTGACATTTTTTAGAGAATAATCTAAAATATGAATAGTCAAAAGCACATCGAGATTACTCTATACAGATTAGGCTTTTCTCTAACTTACAAATAGATTATATAGGGTATTCTCTATTTTGTCAACACCAAATTTAGGCTTTTCCCTAAATTATTTCAGGAGGATACACTATGAATAGCGTAGAAAGAGTAAAACAACTATGTAAAGAACGTAAAATACCAATTTCTAGGCTTGAAAAGGACTTAGGATTTGCAAATGGATACATAGGTCAATTACGGAAAGGAACTTTTCCAGACGATAGGCTTTTAAAAATAGCAGAGTATCTAAACATTTCTGCTTCATACATAATGGGAACTGATGAGACTCAAACTGGTACTGCGGACAGAGATACTATATCTGCTGGTTTATCTGTTCCAAAAGAAGTAAAACTTAATATGAGAGATCAACGAGATATTGCCAAAGACTTAGACAATATAATGCAAAAATTACAGTCCGGTGAAGATGGTCCTGCAACTTTCGATGGTCAGGAACTATCTCCTGAATCGGCAGAGTTGTTTAAGATACAGTTGGAATCTATGCTTACACAATTAAAAGTAATAAACAAGGAGAAGTACAATCCAAATAAAAACAAGAAATAAAGGATTAGGGTGATTTTATTGAAAAAGGATATAAAGAAACTTGTAAGCTACTATATCAAAAAATTTGATACAACAAATCCCTTTGAAATAGCCGATGCTCTTGGAATAATTGTTCAAACAGGAAAACTTGGATTTGAAGGATGCTATATGTTCCTTAAAAACCATAGATGCATATTCTTAAGCGAAGATTTATCAGATCACGATAGAACTCTTGTTATGGCACACGAACTTGGACATGCTATCATGCATCGCAAAGTAAACTGCTACTTCATCCGGAATCAAACACTGTTACTTAATTCCAAAAGGGAAATTGAAGCCAACACATTTGCTATGAATCTATTACTTACTGATGATATGCTATACGAATACAAAGATTATACCATCAATCAACTAAGTCGTTTAACTGGTTATGAAAAAAAACTAATTGAGTTACGATTGCAAAAATAAGGAGGAATCACAATGAAATGTAAAAAATGTAATCAAGAAATGCGTTTTGGTCAGGAAGCATGTGGAACTGACATAAACGGTAATCCCATATTCAAGGATTTCGCATATTGCGATAATTGCAGAATAAGGGTAGAAATCCAACAAACTCCACCGGTTCAACCAACTAATAATGGATTTCAGAGTGCCGGGGTTCAAAATACCAATAATGTCCCAAAGAAAAAGAAACATGGATGCCTATGGTCTATTATAATATTTTTCTTAGTATGTGCATTACTATATCAATGCGGTAATTCGGATAAAGATTCTGATACTAAAAATACAAATAGTACATCCGTGTCCAACAAAGTTACTAACACACCAGCAGTCAAAAAAGACTCACAAAAAAGCAAGACAAATTCAAAGCCCAAGCAAAAGGCAAAATCTAAGCAAAAGGCAAAGCCTAAAAAGGCAGCGAAGGCTAAGCCAACATTATCACCAAAGCAAATTAAGGCTAAGGAAAAGAAAGCTGCTAAAGCAAAAAAGGCAAAATTCATAAATGCATGTAAAACATATAACTACAAAAAGGTAATGCGCAATCCAAACAAATACGTTGGCAAAAAAATCAAACTCAAATGCCAAATAAACCAAATTTCCGAAGATGGTTTGTTCACGCAGGGATTTTTGAGATGCTATTCCTATAGTGGATATGATATATATGCAGATGATGAGTATGTAGTATTTGACGAGCGTGCAGCTAAAACGCCTAAATTGCTTTCCAATGATATAATCACTGTATATGGGACTATAGAAAAGCCGGAGGAAATGACTAGAGCACTTACTGGCACTAAAGATACTGTATTTACAATAAAAATGAAATACGTCAAAATACATAATTAGAATCTTTGGTTACAGATTGGTTGTCAAATGGTTACTTTTAGGTCTCATAAGTAGATTAGATTAGTATAGTATAGATTAAGTATAGATAAGAATAGAATAATTAGAATAGTATAGGGGAAATTCAGAAAAATTGACCAATATCTAATTTTTGTATATTGTATTTGAATTTTGCATATGCTATAATGCCAATAGGCAAAGAGAAATGAGAAGTCCATGCAGTTCGACTTCAAAACAAAAACCCCGGTGTTCCAGCACTGGGGTTTTCTATTCCTATTTTTTGGTGTGGAAAGGCTTAATTCCACAGGCTGGCTACCGACTATTTGTCACCGTCCAACCATTTGATGATGTAATGGCAAATTACACCAGCCGCAACAGTGACAATAAGAGAAATGATATATTCCACGCAGTTCACCTCCCTTCCGTACCAATCTAGGAGGCGGTAACAAACCTATTTTATCATATAAACCTTGTTTATTCTATAAACTTTTTGTTTACGTGACCTACTTTTCCCTTGTATCGTACTTTAGCATACCAAGATTTGGAACTCACAAAAAGAACTTCAACTTTTGCCCCCTTTGGAATTCGCAAATAGCTACCGGTCAATTTACTTGTGGCTTTCCAGAGCAGCAGTCCTTTATCTCTTACCACCCTCTTTGTCCATGATTTTTTGAACATTTCCGGTGTTTTATAAGTTCTTTTCAATTCCGTTGCCGTGCTACCCCATTTTGGCAAGTAGAAATGTGGCGTATCGACAATGGATTTCCAATCTCCACCCCAACCAAGTCCGATACCTTTAGCAATTTTTGCTACTTTCTTGATCGTGTTAATATCATACAGATCCTTTTTGTACTGAATCGCAATATCAAACGCAATGCCCCACATATGCTGACTAGAGTATGTGCTTCCTTTTGCGTTCGTTACTACCTTGCCCGGCTTTGTACGTCCTTTAGCATACAACTGATCTTGATATTTCTTCGTCCGAAATCCTTCTGTGATGATCAAATATATTTTCTTTTTTGCACACTTTTTCAGCAGCACCGTCAATTTATAATCCAGCCAAGGGTGCAGCTTCGTTCTGTCAATTCTAACGTCATGTTCTTTCTTCATAGTCTGTTTCCTCCATTTCTGTATCTTCCTTCAATATATTCCCTTCATGTTCCACTGTTCCCTTCAGGACAGCAATCACTTTTGTCAGAAATGCAGGTACCTTCACTCCCATTCTCCCGGCATTCTCCGTGATGCTCAAGCATTCGTTCAGGATAAACCACGCTGTGACAAGCGTAGAGAAGAACATGGTCATCGGAAGTGTGACCGACAATACTCCTGACAGTTTATAGATCAGGAAATCCAAGATCATCGATGCCACAATCACCAATATGTAACCGAACTTTTTGAAAATACCGATCATTCCCTTTCTGCTGCTCCATCCGTACTTATCATCGTCCGGGTGTTCCACTGCCTCTTTGGCACTGGCAGCCATACCGGCCAGAAAATCAATGACCATTGCGGCAGCTACAGCCACTAGCATCCATCCAAGCAATCCACACTTTGACGCAATAGTTGCCGTTATTGTTGACAGTCCTAACTGTGCTGCATAAATTTGTAATTTGTCCATTTTTATTTACCTTCCTTTCCGCCTTACGGCATTAAATAAACTTAAAGCTCCCAGTTGTCCATTATTCTCGAAACACTTACCAACTATTTTCTTCATTGCTTCCTGTATACTCTTCACCGGTATTAGCAAGTAGAAACCACGATTGCTGACTATCTTTCTTTGATCTAATAATCATATGCTTCGTGCCGTTCAATTTAATAAATTTTTGCGTCAACAATGCTGTTGGCATTGAACATATCATCCACATATTTTCTACTACGTGCGGCACAAAATCAGAACCGCATAACGAAAAATCTCTTAATACAAGAGTTCCATTGTCCCTAGTTTTTCTTGTCGGTGTACTAGGAGAAGTCATTATCGCATCTTGAAAATATTCATATAAGGTTTTTTGTGGTGCTGTTACGTTTGTACCCCTACCTCCATGAAAATCAATTGTACCCAAGATACCTTCAAGTGAAATTCCGACAGAATACATATCATATCGTATTTGTCCAAATTCTAAAGCTGTATCATTCGGAGGAATAATAATCATGCCCTTGTCGATTGCATTTTGAATATTACCACTAACGTATGCAACTACTAAATTGTTATCGAAAATAAATATTTGCAAATCAAAAACATTATTATAATACCAATCAATTTTAGCTGTGCCTATGCAGACCCACATCTCAGATAAAACATAATCATCAGTTCCTTGATATGGCACTAAATGTACGAAAACTCTTCCTTTATGACAAATTTCCCAATAATGAAATGGTTTGTCATCTTGTTTATAAGTTCCAACTTCAACTGTAAATCCATCCGCCGCGGATAATCCAAAAATTTCTAACCATACATCCTTTTGTCCTTCTGGATCATTTTTTATCAAGGTCAATTGTTCTGTATGTGTTCCTAATTTTCCAAGGTCAACATTTATTTCTTTCATATAATCAACTCCAATCTACACTCGTGTAAGTTTTCAAGGTTTCTTTATTTTTCAAACACTTAATCTTTACCATATCGTTTACTATTCCTTTTACTTGCGTCTTTTCATTGATATAATACACAACCTGAAAATCAACGATACTTATTGCTCTTATTTCACCATAAGATAATTCGGTTTCATTTTCTCCAGCATCAATTTTCTGTATACTGCCCCCGCCGCCCTCTATTCCGGCTATCTTATCTGCATAGCTCCGAAACGTATCTTCATCCGTCACCGTAACCTGTTGCTTGATAAGAGCCTGCTTAATTGCTTCTTTTGTCTCAGACAGGTAGCTTAGCTTTTCTTTTAGGGTTCCCACTAGATCACCTCCCCATTGATAGTATCTACCAGCATTGACGTTTCTTCGATCTTGCCCGATAAATCTTGGTAGGCATTGTCCAGTTGCATTGCTATCTTGGTGATGTCCTCGTCCATTTTGTTGAGGTTTTCAGCGGATAAGCTGGTACCACCCACACGCTTGTTTTTCCATCCGATCGGATCATGCGTTACTTTTTCGTACACGTTAATCCCCCTCCTTCAGGCTTATACAATATGCCATGTTAATCTGCGCCCACGTTGCATCTGCATCTCCATACTGGTACACCTGCACCTCTGTATAGTATTCGTCAAATTTTATTCCGCCTACTTCCAATTGCTTTATAACAAGTCTTGCCACAGCATTATTTCCGCTTCCTGTCCTGCTTGTTACAATCGGATACAAGATACTCGTATTGGTTGCATCCGCTCCTTTTGGAGTTAAATTGATTCCAGCAAATGATGCTTGATGATTAAATGTAGCTACTGTTGTCCATGCATTTTTTGTAAATGTACCTCTTACATCTATACATAACTGCACCATTGCCCCAATCATCTTAAAATAACTCCAATAATCACTACTCGATGTAAAACCAGCAGCAAGCGAAAATTTTGTATCTGTATCATTCATCAAATCAATTTCTGTGAAAAACGGAACATCGCACTGATAATAGCTGCTATTTTTGCTAGAAGTAAATGTGCTGATCTTTTTCCCGTCACATGGCACATATCGTATTGTTGCTTCTGGATATTCTGTGTCCGTACTCCACACATCATCTGCTGATATTCTGTATTGTTTTACGACCTTGCTTGCCCATGATCCATTTTTATTTTTAGTAGAAACAATCGTTCTATAGTAATACAACATTCCGGAAGTTTCTCTTTCTGTCCAAGAATCAGAAACCCCTGTGTAAAAAAATCCGCTAGGTGACATCCCCGCAGATAAATTTTCTTCACCTTCTTCATCCTCTAATGTCATTGTGATATAAGGCTCATCCGTTTTTGTGCGAATCTCAATTGCCCCTCCTGTAATTTTGATATTTTTTACCGTTGCATTTCCCTCTGAATCCACAGTAAAATTAGGAGATTCAATGGTTATTCCCTTACCGGCCGACAAATTTATCGTGCCGCCAGATAACAATTCAATAACTTCGTCTGCCGACAGTTCAATGTTGTTGGCTCCCACCTTAAACTCTGTACCTTTTTCCGGGTCAGATCCTAAGCTGACTTGTACGAGATTGCCATTGTCCGTTACCTTAAGCACTATAGTGTTGTTGGTCTGCTCGTACTGTGATGATGTCTCCTCTTCCAGATCTGACATCTCAATCCGCACGCCATCAATATCCTTTTGAATCTTTAGGATCTTGGCTTTCGTCCGGATCAACTCCGAAGAATCGCTCACGTTATTGGATCGTGTTTCACTGCCTTTTGCCTCGTAGGTGTCCCTTAACATCTGAATGCCGGACAGTGTACGGCTTAGCACATAAGATTCCACCACATCTTCTTTTTCGACCGAATATACATCGCCAACCTCTACATACGGCAGACCGATCAACTCCGTTGTATTTGGGCGGTAAATAATATCCTTGATTACGTTCAGAATATTCTCGGCTATTGGTTTTAGTTCTGCGGCCGTCTTTCCAAATAGCAAAGCGTTGCCAGAAATGATATACGGATTTTCCGTTGTTCCGACTGTGCATCCAACATCATCGTCCTCTGTACGTACATTGATGCCGGTAATGTATTTTGTCATGTATTCCTCGAATTTTGCCGTTATGTACTCTGCTCTCGGTTCCTCGTCCGAAATTCCAAGCGCAACTGAGGATGCATTGCCATTCTCCGGATACAGGTCTACATCCGGGTACCGATCTTCATCCGGGTACAGCCCGGAAGATTGCAAGGTCGTCACCTCAAATCTGCCATTACGATTCATCCGGCCAAAACCGCCGTGGATCTCGCACATCCACTTGAGCATCATTAATCCGGTGCAATTGTCTCCCGATGGCTGCAGACTTTTGCTGACGATCATGTCATCGTTGATTAATGACTGCTCTTCGTATGGGATTCCCAAATGCTGCAACAATGATTCGCGCATTACTTTAAGCGTGGTCGTCCCATAGTTTTTCACTATTACCGTGATCTCGGTGCCATTATCATCGGTCTTAGTGACCGCGTTCGATGAGATCACCGGGAATAATTCCTCATACCAATCAGATATACTAGCAGAAGCATTGTGCATCGCATCATATGCCACAACTCTCTTATAGTCCCTATCGTCCACCATTCCTACAGAATAAACACGATACTTTCCCATTGGGATCTCTGCCACAACATTGCCTTCGTCGTCCACTGTCTCCAACGTAGATATAAAATCCATACCACTAAGATCATTCTGCAAGATCTCTGACACCTCAAATTCGCACGAAGATGCAATGCAGCCACCAAGCGTTAAATCTTCATTACTGCAAATACTCTCTTCAATCTTCACAGATTCTGTGTGGATTGTTTCATTATCGATCGTTAAATCAAGATCCGGAAAATACATTTTGTATCGATTAAAATACCCTTGCGAGTAGAACGCTCTTTTTTGCTGTTCAGTCAATTCAATCATTACAATCATCCTCCTAATGCTCAATCAACGCCAAACGGATCGGCAAATACATTGGTGCTCCGTGATACAACCCGCCATATTGAAACTGTACATCAGGCATGTAGAACTTACCCGTGGAGTAATCATCTTCCCAGTCGTTGTAGTACCTTGCACGAATAGTTCGAGAAGAGTAGTCACCATCCCCCTGCTTATACCCCTTTCGTATTGCCAAGATCAATTTACATTTATCCTCATAAGTCAAATATGGCGTGTTCCACTCAATCTTTGTACGACTGTGTTTCAACACCTTACGCTTCAAATAGCCGTCACCATTTACGTAAGAATCAAGATCCTGCATCTGATTAGGTGTAATAGTCAACGCACCATTAGGCTGTATGTATTTGTACGATAGCTTCTGATAGGTATAGCCACTACTTTTGCTATAATTTATCGGCAAAGCAAGCAATCCCTTAGATGCGGAATAAGCCATGATTCAACCATCCTCCTTATTTTGCACACAAAAAAGACACCCACCATTTGGCGAGTGCCTTAAATCTCTGATAACAATATAACATGACTAAAATGTGAATTGTGTGAAACTATCAATATTCCTTTTCATTGCATGCCTTTTGCAAAAAACGCTCAACGGCAACCATAATAACAAATATCAATACAAAACTTGCGAAGCAAACTAAAGCCGGTATTTCCGCGCATTTTTTATAAATCCATTCTAGCATTTGATTTTTTTGGAAATATAACAGCATTGTTGCAATAATAAATATCGACACCAAGATATAATTGGTCCACCAAAATATAGGATATTTTTTAAATATTGTAGTTCCATCCTTATTCGTTGATGCAAATGGTAAATTTGTCATTTTCGCCACACAAAACAAAAAAACAAAAATCAAATTTACTAAACATAATCCCCATATGCAACCTAAAATAATTAACTTCAAAATTGAAGTAGTTTGTATTCCAGCAAATATATTTTCCAAAGAGCTTATTCCACCAAACAACAAAAAAGAAAGGGCAGTAAATATACCTATAAGCGTCAATAATTGAGCATTCATCTCTTTTTGTAATTTATCTTTAAATGGAACTATGCTTTTATCAAATTTTTCCTTATATTCCTCATCCGTTTGCTTAAGAGAACTGCACTGCTGACAAGCCAAGTTAATATGATCCAACAATTTTAGAGTAATTGCTGGTATTTTTTTTAATAATCTTTTTTCTATTCCAGTTTCAGAATCGATAAAAGACTTAAACTTGTCTCCATGTGCATACTGAAAAACTCTTGAAATATTTGTTTGCATATTTCCTATTTTTTCATCACCGAACTCATCAGATAAATCATCTCCATATAATCCAAATATATAATTTGATATAGAAGAATATAATATCCTTTCATGATTTTTCAAATATTCTTCCAAATCACGCACTACAATTTCACTTTTTTTATCAACATCATTGCTCCATTTACCAGACAATTGTTCACAAATATTAAACATCTGACTAGACATCTCCGAGTAGATATCTTGATTCAATTCATGTTGTGCTGTTCGATTATTATTTCCTTTTTCTGGATCTATTCTTATCATATAATCATCCTCATATATCGCTAAAATATTCTCTAATTGAGTCATTACTTATTACTCTGTTTCTACCTCTGTCATATGCAACTCTCCATGGTTCTTGACTATGCGTGATTTCAACCAATTGCGATGCCGTATATTGGGAACATTCATCGACCATTCCATTTATTAAATCCATTTCATTGCTTCTTAATGAAACTCTTCTATTAACAATAAATGTAGGAATATCTGAACTTCCAAATATTTTATATTCTCTATAAACCTCTGGAACAACTGGTCCAAAATCCCACGCCTCTATGTCTTCGAAAAAACAAGGCGACCCTGTTTCAACCAAAAATTCTGCCTGTATAAAATATAACATTTTCTGAAGTTTTAAATTACTAATAGCAAAACCATTCCGACCACAATACCAAATAACATACCTTGCAATATCCAAAGCACTTCTCATGCATATCACCTCTTTCAAAAAACTTTATATAACCCCATGTCTAACACTTTATGAAAAAACATGGTTATTCATTACCATGTTGATCACTCATGTTTTTTTACTTATCTATTAATATGCTACACTATATCTATAACATTTTATATTATAGATATAGTGTAGCATTAAGAAATTAAAAAGTCAACCGAGAAGCGAACATACATTCTCTTCTCGGTTGTGTATGCCATCCCCTTATATATACAGCGGTTTTCCGAATCGATTTTTATGATCGGTATTCGCCTTGGTGGTTATACGCACGATATCTCCATCTGATACTCCCTCCACATACAAAGGTTGTCCACTTGATCCATTCCCCATAGAGTTGATAGCATTGCACACTTGAGTAAGCACAGGATTAAGAGCATTAAATACGCCATCTGACACGGATTGTACAATTTGATTGTTGTTGGCTACAGCAGTCTTATTTCCAATCGTACCTACAAGCTCCGGTCCTTTCTCTCGTGCCAAAAAGTACTGGCCCTGCTCCGGGAATCCACCCGTGGCAAATTTAGGCATTGCTATCGTTTTTAAGTTAAAACCAAAATCTTTACCTCCAATTTTAGGAACCCACTTAGGAATCGAAACCTTGATCTTATTGATCGCACCGATAATATACTTATTGATCCAATCAATGATCAATTTTATTCCACTTTTCACAGCATCCGTAATGAGACTGACTGAAATTTTCTTATCAGTCAAGCTATCCCAAGCTTTTTTGACTTTATTAAATGCTTTCGTACCTTCCTGCTTGAGAGTCTGGGTTACTTCTCTGTCCTTGATTTTATTCCAAATCCTAGACACCTTTTCGATTGCGCTCTTACCTTTCTCCTTCAAGGTCTTTGTTGCCTGTCCAGATTTGATAGCATCCCAAGACTTCTTCGCCTTATCAATGATATCCTTACCTGTCTGCGCAAGTATCTTAACAGCTTTGCTATCCTTAATGGCCGTCCAACTGGATTTAAGTGCTGCTAATGCCCCTGCTGCCTTTTCCTTGGCATCTGCTGTCAATGTAGATACTTTGTCCTTAATAGCGTTCCAAGCACCTTTTACCTTGTCCAACGCCCCATCTACTTTTTCCTGTACGGCAGCTTTAAGAGTCACATACTTATCACCCCACCAAGCCTTAACACCGTTCCACCAACCGGAAATACTCTTTTTCCAATCTCCAAAAGTTGTTTTAATCGCTAATGCCTTATTTCCCCACCAATCCTGCACATCTACCCACCAATCAGCAAACGCTGACCAGAAATCTGACCAATCATCATCGGTAAAATGAATAAAATCTGAAAACTTCCAATCAACCTGATATTGTTTCATATCTTCAGAAACAAGTTCATCGCCGATGGATTTTCCAATCTTTGCACCAATACCAACCGCCGCTACTGCTGCTACAAGCGTTGTTGCCACTGTTGCAGCTGTTGCCGCTGCGCCTGCGGTCGCTAACCCAGAAAGACTTCCTGTCATAAGCGCTGGAACTTGTGCAAAGGCAGTTGTAATTCCAGTTCCAATTGCACTTGCGATTCCACTCACTGTAGCTGTTTCAGCTCCAACTGCAGTTGCAATTTTACCCATTATTTTCCCCGCCAATGGCTTGACATAATTCATTCCGAAGTCCTTCACTTTGCCTAATGCTATTTCTATAGCACCTTTTATTTTGCCGCCTAATACTGTTAATGCTGTCTCATCTTTTTCTAAGGAAATACCAAGCACTTTCAATATTTTAGTTGCCGCCTTCTCCATTGATTTTGTGGTAAGCGTTGAAAGCTTAATAAAACCTAACGCAGTAACAATTGCTGTTTCGACTGGAGATTGTGCAAAAGCACCTTTTATCGCTTCCGCAAGTGCCCCTAATATTTTTATGGCAACATCCCCAAGATTCCACACAATTCCTTTAAAATCAATAGAACCAATTGCAGTTGCAATTGCTTGCCCCACACTATCCCACTTCACAGTATTCAGTGCCGTTGAGATGGATGTAAGGATTCCAGAAATCCCCCCAGAAATAGTCTGACCAAGCTCCTGCCAACCATTTAATCCAGTTTTTTTGTTGACTTTATTCATGACAGCAAACGCATCATTAATCCCCTGTCCCAAGGCAGTGCCAAGACTACTGAAATGAAATGTTTTTATAGCTCCGAAAGCCAGTTCAATAGCTGCTCTTATTTTGGTGGCCGTGCCCTTGAGATACGATTGAATAACACCGGTATCGATCCAAGCATTAAGTGTTGTGGCAATAGCTTTGCCAAGATTCAACCAATTTACTGTCGAAAAGAATGTTGTTTCTGCTTCAATTGCCGCTTTCATGGATTTTCCAATAGCACTACCAAGTCCTGCCCAATCAAGTTTAGCTACAAATCCATTGATAGCAGTTGCAAGCAATTTAGCAACCTTTTTCGCCCCTTTTGCAAACTGGTCCACATTGTCGTTGACCCATGAAATCCCCTTATTGAGCCAACCAGCAATGGCAGAGCCAATGTCTGTACCATTCCCCGACTTCCAAGCTTTTTTAAATAACTTAGTCAACTTATTGGCAAATTTTTCTGCATCATTAGTCATATTTTTATAAGCCTTATCCCAAACAGTCTTATAATCAGCTAAAGCATTAGACAATTGACTGGTAAGATCGATAGGCTTACTATTCTTATCATCATCCTTTTTTGTATTATCAGAATTAGTATTGATCACATTAAGCTCGTCAAATCCCATGAGTTGCTTGGACAGTTTCTTAACAGAATCTGATGTATCATCAACGGCATCCTTAGCATCGTCAGCAGAATCTTCCAGTCCATCAAAAGCATCTGAATAGCCACCACCGGAAGAGCCAATCACTTTACTTAAATCGACTCCAAGCATGGATGCTGTCCACTCAAAAAGTCTGCGAATGGCAATAACCAGTCCATTGATATATGGCAGTATCTTTGCCACTGCAGGCAACACTATAGCACCTACTGTTCTCGATAACGATCTAAAGTTATTATTCAATAAGCGTAACTGATTTGATGGCGAATTAATGGTTTTTGCAAGGTCTCCCCATGACACCTTGGATTGATCCAAAATAGCCAACATACGAAGCTGCATTTTTTCCGACTGTGACATAGCCGAAACATTCTTTTTGATTCCGTTTGCAAGGGCGTACTGTTTTAATGTTGCATTTGACGTATCAATACCAAACTTATACAATGCCCTAGACTGCCCCAGTAATCCCGATGAAAAGTTATTCATAACTGTATCCATATCAAGATTTTTGAAGGAAGACATATCTCCGGCAAGCATAGATAAAGCTTCGGATGTTACCACAGATGCTTCTCCTGTCATTCCAACTGAATTTGTCACCTGCGCTACACTGGCAGCATAGTTGGTCATTTGTGTCGGATCCAGTCCAAGATTCTTTTTTCCAAGATCAGACAAAGTTCCATCGTTTTCAATCTGAAACCCGGTCATTTTCCCCATTGTTTGCGTTAAACGATTTTTAAAGGATTCTCCATATTCCTCTGCATTTTGGTAACCATATTTCTTGTATTCCTTGCCCCATTCAGACGCAATCTTCCCCATTGTGGTGTCAAAATAATTAAATTCTTCGATATAATCCATGGATGATTCTACGGCACCACGCAAATATTCACCAATCCCTCGAAGAGAGCGGAATCCAACATACAGCTTAGCCAATTTTCTGATTAGATTTCCCGTAGAGCTAGTAGTCCCATGAAAGATTGGGATCAACGCTTTGAGACGACTTCCAAACGCAGACACAGCATTTCCACGCAATGAGGACATAAGATTTCTCAACTTACTGCCAAAACTAGATGCAGAATTTCCTGCTTGTTGAGATTCTGTCCAAATGGAATGAAACCCCTGTTTCACTCTATCGAATGTACTAAGATTCTGTTCACCACTGACAGATTCTTTCAAATCTGTCTTATACTTTTTCAAGGCACTATCGGTCTTTAAGATTTCCCTGTAAGTCTCATCGAAAGCCTTATCACCAAATCCAAAACCATCTGCTTTAAGTTGTTTGAGATCTACTTTTAATTTTTGGAGTTTTACATCTAAGCTGTCCGTTGATTTAATATCTGTCTCCAATCCATTTGCCCTCTCATTTAAAGCAGCTTTATATGCTTTGGCTTCTGTGACTACTTTCTGTAATGCAATATAAGCCTCATCCCACTCATCAGTTCCTAAACTCTTCCCACTTTTTTCAATACTGGCAAGCTGAGCTTTTGCCTCTGCTATTTTTCCCGCAAAACCTTGTACTGCACTTTCTGCACGATTCACCTGTTCTAGCGACTCTTTCAAAGACTCTGCCGAAGCATCTACCGAATATTTAGCACTTTTTGGCACACGTCCCGTATTTAGCATTGTTTTGGCCGCGGCTTTTGTTTCAGAAAATCCGTTTCCAGCATCCGAACGAATGATAGGAATGGATGATAAATCCTGCACCTTATGAGTTTTTATCTGTGAGATCTTCTGTTCCAATTCGGATAATCTATTCAAAGAAACAGCTATATCATACTGTAAACTACGGAATGTTTTATTCTCTGGTGACGAATTTCCAACTGCTAACGCTTTCTGCTCTTTTTCACTTAATTGATCCAGTTTGTTGCGTAGTTTATCTGCCTCTTTCTCAATTTCTGACAAATTGTTAGATAACGCATTACCGGTACCTGCACTAGAAAATTCATTTGCCAAGGACTGGACAGATTTCTTTACATTTTGAATGCCCTTACTATCAAATTTCAGTCCGGAGCCCAGTGCCTTTTGTGTCATTGATACAGATTCCTGCAAAGAGCCCGCTGACTTTTCCACAGATTGTGCTGTATTCTCCAACTTTCTAGCATCTGCTAACTTATCCAAGCCTTTTGCAAGTTTCGTAAAATCAGAAGTTTTCACACCACTCAATGCCTGTGCTGCTTTGGTAAAATGGCTCATACCGCTCGCAAATGCGTTAAGTTCATTGGCATTAAGACCGCCCAATGTACGGCGTAACTCCATCATCTTCTTTACAAGCTTATCCAACTGTTCGTTGGCACTTCGAGCAGACGCATCTACCTTAATGTTTAAACTATCTATTGCTGCCATTCTGCACCTCCTACGGTAAAAGAAAAGAGAGCAACCCATATTGGGCTGCTCTCCACTTAATGCTCAAATAACTCTTTTTTACGCTTTGCTCTCCGCTGCTGTCCTTCCATGATTTGTAATTGCATGACCAAAGCTTCTCTAGCTTCTTTAATTTCTTGTTCTGTATAACCATCATGCTCTTGTCGTTCGGAGGATTCCTTGCTTTCTCCAACTTCAAAAAGCGGCTTCTCAGGGTATTTCCCTCCAAAGCAAGCATTGATGGCACGCATTGTGTACAGACCATTTCGCCACATTGCATCTTCCTTCTGCTGCAATCTATCTTCGTATGCTTTACGAAATGCCGTCAGCTTGGTAGGATTCAGGTGCCAAAACAGGTCATACGGACAGCCATACAGCAAAGCTTTTGGCAAAAATTCTTCCCAAATTAGCTCTGAAAATCGTTTTCTTTGCCTTCCGCTCTCGCTTCCATTGCTGCTTTCTGCGCTTTGGTTGGCTTCTTCCGCTGATGATCCATCGGTTTCTTCGGCTGTTTCTTCTGTTTGCTCTTGACCAGACTCTCCATGTTCTCCAGAATGTCTTCCATTCCGGTTCGCTTGAAAAAACCATCTTTCTCCATCTGCTCTGCAATAGAAGTACAAAGAGCATAGTAAGATGTTGCTCTTTCATCTTCAGGATTTTCCTTGCAAAACTGTTTATACAAACATCTCGCATCTGCACGACTTGTAATTGTTCCGTCTCCATCTGGTCCCGTTCCGTGATTTTCCAGTAAACCAGCATAAAACATGTCCATTGCCATTCTTGGTAGATCCGAAAGACTCATCAGAAAATCCCTCACCTGCATCTCTTCCGAATGTTTACTGTCAATCTTTGCCGTCATCATACCGCCAAAAATATCCATTGCCGCATCAATACACTCATGACACTCTGCAGCTTCAAATGTATATTCCAAAATATACTCTTTACCATTCACTGTAATGTTCATATCAAATCTCTCCTTTTCTTTCTCATGAAAGGGGACACTGATTTGTCCCCCCTCAAAAAAATTTCATGTTGCTCTGGCAACTGCTTAGGCTGCCACTGGCTCAATAGATTCTCCAAGTCCATCGTACTCATTGATGACATTGGAAATCTGGATATCCAATTTACTACCAGGTTCTAAATCCGGCATAGGAATCTCTCCCGGTTCAAACTTAAGAAAATAAGAACCAAAGCCAGGGATATAAATGTCTGCCCATGTAGCTTTTCCTGCCGCCTTACCTTCCAAAGATGCATCTAATAATGCATCCCAAGCCGTAACAAAATCTCTTGACCCGTTGAAGTTAAGATTCCAGTCTCCACCAGTATCACCAACACCAGCAATGTACTGTTTGATCTTATCCTCAAAACAGGATACATCGATCTTATCTTTAGTGACATTGATCCCGGCAATCTTGCTGCATCGCTTGATCCAAGTAAATGCCTTTGGCTTGGTTCCAGCTGTCTCCTCAACAGCCCATCCAAATTTTACGCCAATCGTAGATAAATCCATCTTCTTTTCCTCCTTTTTTTTGAAAACAAAAAGAACCTCGAAATCTCGAAGTCCTCTCATTTACTGTTTCTATCATAAAAATGCCAAAGCATTCTTATTTCATATTTTTTTTACAACTCATCGCCATCACCGACAATCCTGCGGAATCTTGCAATGATCCGGAAATACTCCCGGTTATCCGGGTACGGACCAGCAATCAGATCATACCCCATGCTAAGCATCACATTTCCTGCCGCATCCATGATCTTTCTCGCTTCTGTCTGCGATCCATTTGGCGATGCTGCCGAATACGCATGTAACTCGATCGTGGATGTGATGTAGCACTGCGTATTCTGGAAGTCTCTGCCTACCGTGGGTTCTCCAAGCGATTTGATATACAAACACGGAAACTGTGTCGGTGCACTGGATGAATCCGTAGAAGTCAGATACAACTTCGGATACGGTGCATCCGGATCTGTTTTCAGCCTCTGCATCATACGCTTATTAACCTTGTTCCATACGCTAAGCACCGGCAAACACCTCCCTCGCTATCTCCTCTATTCTTTCCCGCAGATCCATACCGGTCTGGTACAAAAAAGGACGGCTTGGCATTCCCTTTGTCCAATGCCATTCGCCATCCTTAAAATAATACCAACCCATATCGCCATGCTGATTCACATCATATTTCCACCCCACAATGGAAGTATCCGGATGCGGGGATTCCTGCCCTACGATGCCGGTACCAAACTCCACATATGCCGCCCACGGGCAATCCGTGATCACAAGCCAGCTTGCACCATCCGGCACAGAGCCACTATACTCTGCCCGAATGCTTGATAACAGCTCACCGCTGTAAATTGCGTCAAAGTCCGCAATGTTCACTCTGGCAATCTCTACGCCAATCTCAGCCACACGCTGGGCAAAGATACGACATTTGTATGTAAGCTGTTCCTGGTATGCCTGCATTTGTTTTATGGC